GACATACAAAAAAGCCTGCTGGATGTACAGGAAAAACGGCTGGATAAACCGGCGGCAGGCGAGGCTTCTGCAGGCCTGTTTGAAATGATGAACCGAAAACTGAAGATATTAAATGAAAAGTATCTATAAAAGGAAGATGGAATCCCACATGTTCAAATGATATTGACATGATAAATTCACGTTTATCTCACTAAATGAATAATAGAAACATCTAAAATGTGTTTTGGCAACCTACGTTGTCAGAACACATTTTTTGCCATGAATTCCTACCAGTCGAGCTAAAATGAAATGTAAGCAAAAAGTGGAAGGGCGTTTTGTGCAGGAATTAGGCAACGAACGGACAATGGTAGCTCAATTCCAATACAATAAGCAACGGTTTGACCCTGTAATTGAACTATTTACAATGATATTTGGCTATAAAAGTTTAGTTGAAAAGTTTTGCGTTCCATTCTTTGCTTCAATTATTGACCGTAGGGAAGAATAGAACGTAAAAACCTTTTATCATTCAGGAGGAAAAGATGGAAAATATAAATGTAAGGGCCTATATAGGTGCCAAGATTAAAGAATACAGGAAAAAGATGCATTGGACGCAGGCCGAACTGGCAGAAAAGGTAGGTGCAGCTCACAATACCGAGGCGTCATGGGAAAAAGGCGACAGGGAGCCTACCATGAAGCAGTTATATATGATAGCGGAAATTACGGGTGCAAGCGTTTCTGACTTTTTCCCGCCGTTGGTTGATGATTCAGCAATGGTGATGGAAAAGGAACTCATCACCGATTTTCGAAATTTGAACTACCAGGGTCATGCGCTGGCTGCTGCTGCGGTAAAAGGCTTATCACAGATGCCGGAATACAGGAAGATGAATGAATAGCAACGGTTCCTTGATTTCTTCTGTTGTATGTTCTATAATAATAAGACAGAGCCGTTTCGGACGTTGGGCCGGCGGGGTACATTGTGCATCGTGGCATCTGCTTTATAAGCTGATTATAAAAGTCCTTCATGGCAGCCCCTGCATTGGAAGCAGGAACGCCGAGCTGTGAAGGGCTTTTATTTTTTTTGAAAAAATTTTATAAAAAAAGGTTCCGCTTTTTCATTTTTTGCCGGATTACTATATTGGGAATGAGAATTCCGCAATTCAGTAATCAGGGAGGGCGATGAACATGAAAAGCAAACGCCGGCGCCGAATGCGTAAAATGGCTTCTGATAGAGTTTTAATGGACGGGTATGGTCAGGAAGTGCCAAATCGTTGAAAAACGGCTTCCAGGCCAGCATAAGAGCGCTTACGACCCATATATCATAAGGAAAAGGTCTGGCAGGCATAGAAGTTAGGATCAGCACCCAGAGGTAAGCTGAATTATGGAATAGTAAAAAGACGGTAACGGGATGTGGAGACCCGTTATCGCCTTTTCCTGTTTTTAACTGTCTTGTTTTTCTTTGTAGGCCTTGGCAATTTCATGGGCGCGGGCAATCAGGTTGCTAACTCGCGACAATGAAATGCCAAGCTCGGCCGCAATTTCTTTACCTTTGTAACCATATTCCCTCATAGTAAATGCCTTGGCGATACGGATGTCTTCAGCATCCATCAAGGTGCGGATTTCATTCCAAACTGCCTTGGCGATGGCCTGCTCTTCTGCGGGAGCCGTTACTTCCGGCTCGTAACCGGAAGCGAGCAACTGGTCCCAGCTGATGAAGGGCGGCTTGCGCTGGTCCTTGAAGGGGCAACACGCACAGGAGTTGGTATCGGGGCAGCGTACCCATTCTTTCTGCTTTCCGGGAATCCAGCACCGACTGTTCCTATAACTGCGGCGATGCTGGGAATCAAGGTAGCTCCACTGGTAATCAGCGAGCTCGCGGTTATCCACCATCAAAAAGTAAACCGTTACTTTTTCGCTGCCGTGGAAGTTCAACGTCCGGCAGGCATCCCACGTGATGCCATAAATATCCAGGTCAGCTTGGGTCTTGATTTCCATCGGGCAGGCATACAGGGTTTCCCCGTTGCATCCGATGCTCGTGTGGTGCCTGAATGAGGCTTCAGGCGCAGCCTTTTCGATTTTTGCCATTTAGATTTCCTCCGCAAATTACGGAACGGAGAAAAACCCAATGGCAATCCATATGAAATTGTAGTCTCATTCGGCCACCTGTACGGGTTTAACCCGTTCCTTCATGGTGGCCAGCCGCACAAGTTTGCTGGCTTTGATTAGGTTGGATCACCCGCGTCGGCCTTGTGCGCTTTGGCTCCGGAACCGCCGCGCCGCCGTGAGTGATGAATGACCGGATGTTCCTGTTGGCCCATCCTCACCTATAATTTACGCTTATTGGCTGGAATAAGCAAACGAGCGTTTGGAATATAAATATGGCTACATTAATATTTATATGCGCTGGAAAAATACTGTAATTCATGCTAAAATATTTATATTCGAAGATGAATATAAATATTCGTAATAGGAATGTGGTGAGAGTATGGCGATAAATAGCGAGGTTTTGAAAGAAAGACTAAGAGATACTTTTGGTACAGACTCCCAGGAGACGGTTGGTAACAAGCTGAGTATGACGCAGGGTAATGTCAGTAAACTTCTATCCGGCACCCAACAGCCCACTTTGGAAACCGTCTATCATATTGCCCAGACATATGGCGTATCCGTGGATTGGCTTCTTGGTCTAACTGATGAAAAGCGCATAACGCACTATTCTACCAAAACTACATATGCTTCTGCTGTAAAGACCTTGATGGATTTAAAAAATCAAGGTGCCAAAATAGAGCAGATTAAAGAGGATCATAAAATAATAATCCAAGCAGATGACATATTACTTTTTGGACTAATGAAAAAGGCATTGGCACTTGAAGGCGCGGATTATGAATTATTTCATAATTGGGTTGATACCAAGCTCTCGCTCTTTGAAGATAAGCGGCTTTTGTGGAAGGAATCGTGGGAGGAACGAAATATATATCTGTTTACCAATGAGGCCCTACCTGAAATTAACTGGATTCAATTTTACGAAAAGGCTGAAAATAAAGAAAAAAGATTGCAGGGGTTTTTCGAACCTGGCGAGAGTGTTTTTTAGCGGAGGATAGCAGAAGATGGAAGAACTGAAAGATATTCTCCCTCGCCGCTTGGCGGAAATATTCAAAGATGAGACTCAGCAGGTTACAGCCGAAAAATTAGATACTGTGCAAGGTACAATAAGCAAGTGGCTTACAGGAGGATCCTTTCCGCCATCAGAAATGCTATTTACCATTGCAAAAAAGTACAAAGTATCAGTTGATTGGCTTATGGGACTGAGTGATGAAAAAGAAGTCGGTGCAGTTAACGTAAAAAAGCTTACCTACGAGCAAATTTCACTGGTAATTCACAGGCTAATAGAACTGGGAAGCATTGAAGTTCTCGATATGGCGCATTTTAATCCTACGTTACCGGGGTACGCAGACGAGGTTGAGAAAGAAGCTGACGAACCGAAAGAATCAAAATACGACCCGGACTATATCAGGATTACCGATATGGGATTGTCCTACCTACTTCGAACGCGTTGGAAATTACGTGAAATTGATGATGAAACAATGGACTTCTGGCTGGAAAATTATGTGAAAAGATTTAATGGTGTGCGCATAGTAAAATTTGATGAAAAGAAAAAAAAGTTTCTAAATGCAAAACCGTGGTCGACTTTTAAGGCGGGAGACTGGGCTTCTCTGCTCAACGATATGGGCAGAGAGCCGAAGGAAACAATAGAAACTTCGGTTAAAAAGGAAGGGAGAAGCAATGGCAGATAAAAACACCGCTGATATTGGATTTGAAAAAGAAATATGGGATGCTGCCTGTGTGCTGCGTGGCAACATGGATGCGTCTGAATATAAGAGTGTTATTCTGGGACTGATTTTCCTGAAATACATATCTGACAGCTTTGAAGCAAAATATCAAGCGCTGGTTGAAGAGGGTGCGGGTTTTGAGGAAGACCGGGATGAATACGAGGCAGAGAACATCTTCTTTGTACCTGCTGGGGCTCGATGGAAAGATATTGCAGCCGTTGCTCATGAGCCGATTATCGGTAAAACCATTGATGAAGCCATGGTGGCAATAGAAAGAGAAAACAAAAAGCTGAAGGGAATCCTGCCGAAAAATTTCGCCCGAACCGAGCTGGATCAGCGTCGGCTGGGCGATGTGGTAGACCTGTTTACTAATGTGAAAATGGCAGATGGGACCGATGAAAAAGACCTGCTTGGCAGAACCTATGAATATTGCCTGCGCAATTTTGCAGAGCAGGAAGGCAAAAATGCCGGACAATTCTATACTCCGTCCTGCGTTGTTCGTACCATTGTGGAAATTCTTCAACCCTTCAACGGGCGTGTATATGACCCGTGTTGTGGCGCAGGCGGAATGTTTGTTCAGTCTGCGGCTTTTGTAAAGAATCACAGAGGCAATATCAATAATATTTCCGTCTATGGTCAGGAGTCCAATCCAACAACATGGAAGATGGCAAAAATGAACCTTGCCATTCGCGGTATTGACTGCAATTTGGGGGAAATCCCGGATGACACCTTCCTGAGCGATCAGCATCCGAGAATGAAGGCTGATTTCGTGATGGCTAATCCTCCATTTAACCTGACGCCCTGGGGCGCTGATAAGCTGAAGGAAGATCAGCGGTGGCAGTATGGTACGCCACCAGCCAGTAATGCTAACTTTGCATGGATGCAGCATATGATTTGGCATCTTGCTCCGGAAGGCAAAATTGGTATGGTGTTGGCGAACGGTTCTCTTTCTTCAATGTCTGGTGGCGAAGGCGATATACGAAAGAACATCGTTGAAGCTGACTTAGTGGATTGCATTATCAGTCTGCCCACGCAGTTGTTTTATACCACACAGATACCCGTTTGCCTGTGGTTCCTGAACAAGAAAAAAACGCATCCCGGCAAGACACTATTTATTGACGCCAGGAATCTTGGTAAAATGGTTACTCGCCGCTTGCGAGAACTCACCGATACTAAAGACGGTGATATCCAGAAATTGGCTGATACATACAAAGCCTATGTTGAAGGAACATTAGAAGATGAAAAGGGCTTCTGTGCGGTGGTTGACAAAGAAGCTATTAAAAAGAACGAATTTGTTCTAACGCCGGGAAGATATGTAGGCATCAAAGAGCAGGAAGATGATGGCGAGCCGTTTGAAGAGAAGATGGAAAGGTTGACATCGGAATTGTATGACCTTTTTGATAGATCCCATGAACTTGAAGATGATATCAGGAACAAACTAAAAGCGCTCGGATTTTGATTGCTTTAGCAGGAGAAAATCTATGAATTTGTGGAATGACTACAAAAAAATCCCACTGCCGAAAGTGCTATCTTTTATCGTTGATAATCGTGGAAAGACTGTGCCAACTGCAAAAGACGGAAATCACAAACTCATTGCTACAAATTGTATTCGTAATGAAAACTTGTATCCTTCGTACGAAAAGATTCGTTTGCTCTCAGAAGATACATATCAAACGTGGTTTAGGGCCCATCCAATACCTGGTGATATTATTTTTGTCTGTAAAGGAACGCCCGGTAGAACTTGTATGGTTCCAGACCCCATAGATTTTTGTATCGCCCAAGACATGATCGCCTTCCGCGTAGATGAAAAGCAGATTTATAATCGTTACCTTTTGGTGGTGCTTCGAAGTAGAGAGATACAAGAGCAAATTGCAAATACAAGTGTAGGAGATGTTATTCCTCACTTTAAAAAACAGTTTTTAGATCAACTGTTGATTCCATTGCCACCTATGGATATCCAAAAAAAAATAGGCGACTTGTATTTTGCAATGGCATTAAAGGAAGAACTAAATAAACGGATAAACAAGAATTTACTTGAGCAAGTACGGGCACTGTACAAAGATCGCTTTATAGACCTAATGCCATTTGGTGGTTCTATGCCTTCAGATTGGCATCTCGGCACTGTGTCCGAAATCATCGAGCTTCACGATTCGAAGCGAATCCCACTTTCAAGTCGTGAACGCGCAGAGTTGGATAAAATTTATCCATACTACGGCGCAACCTCTGTAATGGACTATGTGGACAGGTACCTTTTCGATGGAATCTATCTGCTCCTCGGAGAGGATGGTACTGTTGTTGACGGGCAAGGTTTCCCAATCCTTCAGTATGTTGAGGGTAAATTCTGGGTTAATAACCATGCCCACATAATCACTGGTAAGAACGGATTCACAGTCGAACTGCTATACCTTTTATTCAGTTTAACAAATGTGCAGTCCATTGTTACCGGAGCCGTTCAACCGAAGATCAGTCAAGCCAATCTGAATAAGGTTCCTATCGTTATTCCGTCAGAAGCAGAACTAAAAGCATTTGATGAGAGTATCCAGCCGTTCTTTGCAGAAATCCGTAATTTACGGGCTGAAAACGATAGGCTTGCTACTGTACGAGATAGCATGTTACCACGCTTAATGTCCGGAGAGCTTGACGTATCCGATCTGGATTTTTAAGCTGCTAAATTCTTGTTTATAAACTCTCACCAACGGCGAGAGCCTTTACCAACGGAACTGCCGTTGATGTCGTTCTCTGGCGATATTAAATAGAAGGAGGAACGACATGAAACAAGATTTGATGACGGAGGTAATGCAACAAATGTTGCGCTACCTCGACAATGCCCAGATGAAACAACTGAGACAGGTGATGGAGCAGACACTCTTTCACTACGAAGTAACCAGCGTGGAAGTTGAGCCGGAGGAGGACGACGGTAATGGCCTTATAGCAATGTTCATTGCGGCAAAGCGGGTCGAAGGATGCTCGGAGAAAACTCTGAAGTATTACCAGACTACGATTGAGTCAATGGTATCCTCTCTCGGCAAGAATATTCGACATATTCTTACGGACGACTTGCGTACATATCTCACCAATTATCAGAACAAACATCAGTCGAGCCGGGTGACTATTGACAATATTCGCCGTATTCTTTCCAGCTTCTTCTCTTGGCTTGAAGATGAGGACTACATCATAAAAAGCCCGGTGCGCCGTATCCACAAGGTGAAAACGGTACGTAGTATCAAGGAAACCTATTCCGATGAAGATTTGGAGAAGATGCGTGATAACTGTGGTGAACTGCGGGATTTGGCAATGATTGATATGCTGGCTTCAACGGGAATGCGTGTCGGTGAGATGGTTTTGCTGAACCGTGATGATATAAACTTTGCAGAGCGGGAATGCGTGGTGCTTGGTAAGGGTGATAAGGAACGAATCGTTTACTTTGATGCCAGGGCAAAACTACATCTGCAGGAGTATCTCGACTGCCGAGAGGATGGTAATCCAGCCCTGTTCGTAACACTGAGGGCACCGTACGAACGCATACAGATTGGGGGCATTGAGCATCGGTTGCGTGAGATGGGTAAGCGGCTAAACATTCCAAAAGTACACCCGCATAAATTTAGACGGACACTGGCTACAATGGCCATTGATAAAGGAATGCCTGTTGAGCAACTTCAGCGGCTCCTTGGGCATCAACGGATAGATACGACATTACAATACGCAATGGTGAAACAGAATAATGTTAAAATGTCTCATAAAAAATTTATTGGATAAGGTGATCGCGTAATGACTGAATGGAAAAATTGCACTATTTCAGATTTAGGAAATATTATAGGTGGAGCGACCCCCTCAACAAAGAACCCAACCTATTATGATGGTGGTGAAATACCTTGGATTACCCCAAAAGATTTAGCTGATTTTCAAGGAAGGTACATTTCACACGGCAAACGCAATATTACGGAAGCCGGTCTAAGGAGCTGCTCAGCACAGATGTTGCCGGCTCATACCATACTTTTTTCATCAAGGGCACCGATTGGATATATTGCTATCGCAGCAAATAGCGTATGCACTAACCAGGGCTTTAAAAGTGTAATACCTAACGATAATACTGATTATCTCTTTCTCTATTACCTCATGAAATACTATAAGCACGTGATTGAAGGAATGGGGAGTGGCACTACTTTTAAAGAAGTGTCCGCGGCAACAATGCGTGGAATTAAGGTACGTGTACCAAAGGAAAAAAGAGATCAACACCGTATTGCAGCATTTTTATCCGCATTAGATGATAAAATTGAGATTAATAATCAAATAAACAAGAATTTAGAACAACAAGCACAATCTATTTATGAAGAATTTTTATCTAACCATCAAACCTTTCCTGTAACTATAGGTGATATTGTTTTAATGGCCAATACCGGTGCAGATGCTATTCAAAAAGCTCCCATTGTTGATTACGATACAGGTATTCGTTGTGTCAGAGTTGGCGATTTGTCAAATCAACGGCCAGTATACGAATGGGGATTCACAAAGGTTACCTCTGAAATATTTAAGCGGTATCAACTTCACAAGGATGATATTGTGGTTACAAGAACTGCAAGCTTGGGTTTAAATCAACTTATTGGTGAAGATTTAAACGCTGTTTATAATAATGGACTTATTCGTATATCTATAAATGATGATATTGTTTACCCGTTGATAGTGTATCGTCAGTTTCAGACAAAGGATTATCGTAATTACATTAGTCGGATAACTGGTGAAACATCAGTGCGACCAAATATGAAGATTAATTATCTGTTAAAATACAAATTTGAAATTCTTGAAAAGGCAGAACAGACGGAATTGGTACATATTATTCAACCGTTGTTTGAAGCGCAAGAAAGGAATACATCGGAAAACCTATTGTTATTGTCGCTTCGAGATGCTTTATTGCCAAAGTTAATGACTGGCGAACTGGATGTATCAGACCTCAATTTTTAAATCGCTAATTCTTGTTTATAAACTCTTACCAACGGCGGGAGTATTACCAACGGAATGGCAATTGATAAAGGGATGCCTATAGAGCAACTTCAACGACTCTTGGGGTATCAGCGGATAGATACGACGCTACAGTATGCAATGGTTAAGCAGAACAATGTTAAGCTGGATCACAAGAAGTACATCGGATAAGATAGGAAGAAAATGAAAAAATATACTTTAGCAGAAATTTTGGCAGAACCTACGAGAAATGGGCTTACGAAGCCAAAAGCGATTAGAGGTGTTGGGGTTCCAATGATTGCAATGGGCGAGATTTTTGCTCATTCGAGGATCGCTGATATAGAGATGGACAGAGTTCCGGTAACGGATAAAGAACTTTTTGCCTCATCAATTCGTACTGGCGATATTTTGTTTGCTCGACAATCCCTTACTCTTGAGGGGGCTGGAAAATGTAGTATTGTTACCAAAGTGGTGGAACCGACAGTTTTCGAATCCCACCTTATCAGGGTGCGTGTAAACCCTGAAAAAGCTGACCCGTTCTATATTTATTATTACTTTAACTCCTTCGAAGGACGAAATAAGGTAAAAAGTATTGTTGAACAAGTGGCGGCGGCAGGGATTCGTGGTAGCGATCTTGTCAAACTGGAAATCTCTCTTCCAGACATAAGTACGCAGCGTATAATAGCTAATTTCCTCAATAAAATTGATCTTGCAATAGAAGTCAACAATGCAATAAACAAGAATTTAGTGGCTTAAATATCCAAGTCGGTGACGTCCAATTCACCAGACATTAACTTTGGCAAAAGGGCATCTCTTAAGGCAACAAGTTTTTTGTTCTCATTAAGATTATTTACAATCTGAGAGAACATCGGCTCCGTAAGTTTCTCAAATTCCGCCATTTTACCAAAAGATGGAAGCGGGAATTCAAATTCCATAAAGTCCTTCTGATAAAGATGAGGGATAACACTTCCCTCTGTTCGAGCTGCAATGAAGGATTCGAAGAGACTTGACTTTAGCAAATAGTATATAAAAGTAGTGGATATGATGTCTGGCTTATTGTTTCGGATTACAAAGATTCCTGAAGCAACCGAGGTTGGTAGTTCAAGGCTATCTACAAATCCGATTTTGCCGATTGTGCCATCTTTAGATAACAAGATATCGCCAACTTGCAACATTATCTCAGGGGATTCGACATACCTTTCTTCTGAAATGTAGCCGGCTTTATTCCAGTCAATTCCCGATTTTGTGAGAGTTTCCCCATTGATTATACGATAACCAGATTGGGAAAGGTATTCACTTTTCTTGAGTCCTTTCCAACCAATCCGCCCCTTGATATAAAGATAGTCGCCAAGCTTTACAGGTATAGCATCTTTATTGTCAAGGAAAGCCTGAAGAAGAGATTCTATTTGCTGCTCTAAATTCTTGTTTATTTAACCATAAAGGAGGTAACCACTCATGGTGGTATTCAACGAATCGAGTTATGAAAACTCAATCATAGAATTGTTGACGAACCTCGGGTATACCCATGTCTACGGACCGGACGTGGAGCGAAATCCAGAGGAACTTCGTGACCCCTTTATGGCGGATGAACTGCGGAATTCTTTGGAAATGGTCAATCCGACGCTCCCGCAAGCCGCTATTGATGAAACTATATACAAAATCCGTAACTATGAGGCGGGATCGCTTGTTTCCAAAAACGAAACCTTCATGGATTACATCCAAAACGGCGTCCAGGTAACCTACCGGGATAAGGGTGAAGAAAAAAGTACAATTGTACATTTGGTGGATTATAAAAATCCAACCAGTAACAGCTTTATTGTCGCCAATCAGTGGACTTTCATTGAAAACGAAACCAAGCGGCCGGATATCATTGTGTTTTTAAACGGTATCCCTGTTGTGGTCATGGAATTGAAATCTCCGAAAGCAGATTCTGTTACGATAGAAGATGCCTACCTTCAAATCAGAAATTACATGAAGGTTATTGAAAGCCTTTTCATTTATAATGCGTTTTGCGTAATTAGTGACCAGTCACAGACGCGAGCTGGAAGCATTACTGCCAATCTGGACCGCTTCATGGAATGGAAAACTGTAGACGGTGATTATGAAGAAACTCGGTATGCAGACTTTACCACGCTTTTTAAGGGAATGTTCGAAAAAGCACGGTTCCTGGACATACTGCACAACTTTATCTGCTTCTCAAAGGAAACTGGTGGTGACGCGAAAATTTTGGCCGGTTACCATCAGTACTTCGCAGTTAAAAAGGCTATCGAATCAACGGTTAGAGCCAGCAGTGAACTTGGCGATGGTCGCGGCGGTGTGTTCTGGCATACCCAGGGCAGTGGTAAATCTCTCTCGATGGTGTTTTATGTTAAGGGATTGCAGACCGCCATGAATAGCCCGACCATTGTTGTCATTACTGACCGCAACGATCTGGATGACCAGTTATTCGCACAGTTTTCCAAATGTGCAGACTTCCTGCGGCAAGTACCTATCCAGGCGGAAAAGCGAAAGCTAACTGACGAAGAAATCGCACGCGGTTCCAAGGCTATCGGACTGATGAACTGGCTTGCAGGCAGAGAAGCTAACGGCATCATCTTTACCACGATGCAGAAATTTGAGGAAAGCGATGAACCGTTGTCTACCCGGCGGAACATCGTTGTTATGGCCGACGAGGCGCACCGCAGCCAGTATGGTTTTGAGGAACGAGTGAACGCCAAGACTGGTAAGATTACTATTGGCAACGCTCGTCGCGTTCGTGACGCGCTGCCCAATGCTACCTACATCGGTTTTACGGGGACTCCCATCGAACTGGAAGACCGGAATACCCATGAAGTCTTTGGTAACTATATTGATATTTATGACATGACGCAGGCTGTCGCCGACGGCGCAACGCGACCGATTTTCTATGAAAGCCGGGTTATTAAGCTGGAGCTTGACCCGGAGATTCTGGAAAAGATTGATGCGACCTATGATCGCCTGAAAGAAAATGCCAACGAAGTTGATATTGAAAAAAGCAAAAAGGAACTGGCCCATATGGACAGCGTCCTTGGCACACCAAAGGTAATCCATTCTCTATGTAATGATATTGTTGACCATTACGAGAACTACCGGCAGTATGAGCAGACGGGCAAAGCGATGATCGTGGCATACTCGCGCCCGATAGCAGTAAAAATTTATGAATACATTACCCAGGAACTGCGACCAGATTGGAAGGGTAAAATTAAAATTGTAATGACCGGTAGTAACCAGGACCCGGAGGAATGGAAGGATAAAGGTTATACTGGAAGCAAGGCTTTCCGGGAAGGGCTGGCCAGAGAATTTAAAGATAACAACAGCGATTTCAAGATCGCTATTGTCATTGATATGTGGCTGACAGGCTTTGATGTCCCGTCCATGTCCACAATGTATATTTTCAAGCCCATGAAAGGGCATAACTTGATGCAGGCTATTGCCCGCGTCAACCGTGTGTACAAAGACAAGGAAGGCGGGTTGATTGTCGACTACATAGGTATTGCCGCCGCACTAAAGGCTGCGATGAAACAGTACACGTCGCAGGATCAGCGTAACTTTGGGGATATGGATGTTGCCAAAACTGCGTATAAGAAATTCCAAGAGAAGCTGATAGTCTGCCGTGATTTGTTCCATGGTTTTGACTATTCCGCATTCCTCACTACAGAAAGTGATTTGACTCGCGCAAAACTGATTACTGGCGGCGTGAATTTCCTGTCCGGTCCGCAGAAAAAAGATGAAAAAGAAAGCTATCTGCTTGAGGCGTATATGATGCGGCAGGCATTTTCCCTGTCGAAGAGTGTTGCCACAGCAGAGGAGCGTAGGGAAGAAGCATACTTTGAAACCGTCCGTTCTGTTCTGATAAAAATCGAAAAGCCGGGTCATATTTCACTAAAAGATATTAATGCCCAGATTAACGAAATGCTCAAGCAGAGTGTAAAAAGTGAAGGCGTAATCAATCTGTTCACAGATGTGGATAAAGAGTTTAACCTTTTCAACTCTGCATTCATGAAAGAAATCGCAAAATTACCAGAAAAGAACCTGTCGGTAGAATTGTTGAAAAAACTGATTGCAGAACAGGTACGGATATACAAACGCACGAATGTGGTAAAGTCACAGGAATTCTCTGTGATGCTGGATCGCATTGTGAAGTCCTACCTTAACGGTATGCTAACAAACGAACAGGTCATCGAAGAACTGATGAAGATGGCAGAAGATATTGCCAACGCTCATAAAGCCGGCGAATCCATGGGACTTACCGATGAAGAGTTGGCTTTCTACGATGCCCTGACACGACCGGAAGCAGTAAAGGATTTTTACACGAACGATCAGCTTGTTGCCATAACAAAAGAACTGACTGATTCTCTGCGGAAATCCCGGACGGTGGACTGGGAAAAGAAAGAATCCGCCCGCGCCGGTATGCGTAGGATGGTAAAACGGCTGTTGAAGAAATATGATTATCCGCCGGAAGGCATGGAGGATGCAATCACAACCGTTATCAGCCAGTGCGAAATGTGGACTGATAATGCGGATGAATACTAAAATCTCCCATGAAAAAAGTGGATACCTCTCAGTACCCACTTCCTTTAATATCATATTACCATACCTTCAACTATAATTTACTATACATTTTTTACAATATCATAATACCACACATTCAACTGACATTTACTGACATCTTTTCTTTTGGTTTATAAACGGGCAGCCCCAATATCGGGATTGCCCGTTTTTTTAATCTTTTTTATAAAACATACACTCGAACCCGTCTGCCCGGAGTTCCAGGCCGGGCAGCCACGGAGGCGTCCTACCCATCTGCCCGGTGATGGTATCCAGCGGGGTATCTTTGCTGACTTCGATAATCAGCTCGTCGTGAACGTGGCCGACGATCCGGTAGTGGGAGAGGGTACACATGGCGTAGCAGAGGATGTCGCGGCTGATTGCCTGCGTTATATTTTCTACAAATTTAGGACCGTAGCTTTCGATTCTGCTCCAGTGTTTGGTACCGTCAACGCCCATGTAGGTCACGGACTCACCGCCGAACCGATTCTCACCAATCTGCGGTTTCACGTAGGAAAGGCGCCGGCCGCTGGGCAGGTGGATGAACAGCATCCCGTTCCGGGCTTCAAAACGGACGCAACCGACCTTCGAGGGGACTTTATCCTGTACGGCTTTTTTCACGGCGGCGTCAACGTCCCACCAATACTGCACAATGTGCGGGTTTGCGCGCCGCCACATGTTGACCAGCGGTTGCAGTTCCTCTTCGGCAAGGCCCATATCCAAGGCTCCCATAGCTTTGAGCGCCCCCACAGATCCTCCGTAACCAAGGGCCAATTCACTGATTTTGCCTTTCTGCCGAAGGTGTGAGTTTTGCCCATTTTTTTCTACGATACAGCCGAACATACGGCTTGCGGTTTCACAATAAATGTCACGGCCATGGTGGAATACGTCCATGCGCCACTTTTCCCCTGCCAGGTAACTAAGAACCCGAGCTTCTATGGCGGAGAAATCACTGACCACAAATTTGTAGCCAGGAGTGGGGATGAAGGCGGTGCGGATCAGCTCTGACAGCACGTTCGGCACAGACTCATATAGCATGGACAGCATTTCGTAATCACCCCGCCGTACCAGTTCCCGTGCCTGTTCTAAATCGGAGAGATCACTCCTTTTTAAATTCTGCAGCTGCACCTGTCTTCCGGCCCATCGGCCTGTGCGCGCCCCATAGAACTGGAACATTCCATGGCAGCGGTCATCCGAACAGGCAGAGTTTTGCATGGCGGCGTATTTCTTTATGCTGCTCTTTGCAAGCTGTAACCGTAACGATAACACCTGCGCAATTTCAGCCGGCACCTCTTTTATCATCGCGGCTACTTCCTTTTTGCCGATGGTGTCAACGTCAATGCCGTTTTGTGTAAGGTAAGATTTTAATTGCACCACGCTGTTGGGATTGGCCAGCCCGGTACGTTTTATCATTTCCGCAGTCAGTCCGGCTTTGGACAGTTCGTCCATGCGGATGGCCTGTTCCACCAGCTGGCGGTCGATCAGGATGCCTCGGTCGTTGATTTCTTGGTCGAGGCGGTATTCCTCCCAGACGCTGTCCGGTACCGGATATTTGCGGAGTCGATGGAAAATCTGTAACTCCACTTCCACGTCCCGAATGTTGTAAGCCTTAAAGGTGTCCCAGCGAGCGGGGGCGTGTTCTGGGAGATTCCATTGACGCCCTTCCGTCCGGCTGGGGGTGCAGAAGTAGCGGACAAGCTCTCTGCCTTCCTTCAGCTTCTGCTCCTGCAGACCAAGGACCGCACCAACTTTCTCCAGGCTTAACGGCAGTCCGTTGTAGGCGGCCAGTATCATGGTGCATTTCCACGACTTCGGGTTGAGGTAGTTACCGGAGAACAAGGCAGGTTGGTGTTTTCGCATCCAGCAGGACAGGCAAACCCGTTCAAAGGCGCAGTTGTGCGCCCACTTGATGACATTATCATCTACCAGTGCGTAAAGCACTTCGCCCGGCATCGTTTCCCCGGACGCCAGGTCTATGACTTTTACTTCGCCGTCATCGGCGGCATACCCGAACAGCAGCATTTCAAAATCAGAAGAGGAGGCGTATTTGTAAACGCCTCCCTTGGAAAGGTCCACACTGCTCCGGGTCTCAATATCTATGAACAGAGTTTTCATGTTTTCCTTTCATGCGGCAGGCATAGAGCCTGCCGCTGTTTTTACTTTTAGTCCAGGAAGTCGTCGTCATCGTCCAGACCTGCAAAATCATCTTCTGCGCGGGTATGGCCACCGAGGGGAGTGCCGTCGGCCAGCTTCTGCAAGTTGTTCAAACCGCAGGCGATGCCGCGATTCCCTGAGCTATTAAAAGCATACAGGGTGATGCTGGCGCGGCCTACAATGCCGGAATACAGTTCGCTCGTATCCAGGATGGGATTGCAGTCGGCATCGACCACACCGGGTTTGGTGGTGCTGTTGGCATTGATGTACCAGCATCCCTTATAGTTGGGGTCGTCTTTCTTGTCGCCGTCACGCAGCGGCAGTTTCAAGTCTTCCAGCTTGGGTACGGTCTTGCCCGTACCGCGGAGTTTGCCCTGGCCTTCCTCGTAGGCGGCCTGGGTCGCAGCCTGGATTTTCTCATAGGTAGCTTTGTCACTTTTCGGGATGATCAGGCTAACGCTGAACTTCGGGATGCCGCCACCCATCGGGGCTTTCGGTTCGTTCACATTCAGGTAGCTGAATACAGTCTTTTTGCCGGTGATCACTTTGCACGGATTTTTCATTGCCATAGTTTATTCCTCCATAAAATCGTTTGCTGCGGTATTCAATTCCGCACGTTTGTCTGATGCCGGTACCAGTACCGGCTTGCCTTGGGGCTTTATCACAAGCCCGTTCAATAGTTCATCAAATTTCTTTTTGCCCAGCTGCCTCTGCATCGCCGTAATGCCAAGCAGCTTCTTTTCAAACGGGTCATAGCCCGCTTTGGTGACGGCCTCAGCTACTGCCGCCTCATCGGTGTACTTACGGACACTCCGGCCTTCTACCAGCTTGAAGCCGGGATACCGTGTGCCGGAGAGCGCCTGCTGCAGCGCCCACGCTTTCACGTCCTCCGCCCAGAAAACCAGGGTATCGATCTGCGGTAGGATGGCCGCAATCTCGTCCTCGCCCAGGGTGGCAGGTTCGGTGAAATCGTACTTTGCCAGCTCCATGGCGTATTCCGCCCGTTTCCTGCAGGTGGCTTTCACCTTGCAGAACTGGCAGTGGTCGCCGGCATGGAATTCGCCTTCGCCGCGGTAGGCCAGTCTGGCGATGGGAGCCAGGATCTCGTCTGCCCAACGGAGCAGTTCCGCCTTGGTAGTCTCCCACGTGTCCACGTTGTCCCGCCGGGGCTGGAAGATTGTCAGCCGGATGCGGTCAAAATCGTAGAGGTCCCCGAAGGTATCCAGCGCTGCCAGTGCATAGCACATGAGCTGGGAATTCTGCTCTGCCTTGACCACGATGCCGACCCCAAATTTGAGATCCACCACATGCAGCACACCGTCCGCCACGATGACCGCATCTCCGGTGCCGTAGCCGTGTTCTACCCATTTGGAGTAGTCCAGGGTCTGCTCGACGCAGACCAGAGGGTCCTTGCACTGTGCCTTTGCCGCTTCCACCTGCTCCAGGACAAAATCCCGGTAGGCTTCCGCAGCCTCCTGCATCTCCGCATTATAAAAGGTAAGGTCCTCGGTGGGGTCCCGGCACTCCCGGCCCAGCGCTTTCTCCACCAGGTACTGTCCCAGCTCGTGGGCGCAGCTTCCCTGGATGGCGTAGTCGCTGGTGTGGTCGGCCTCCTGGGCGCAGAGCTTCGCGCTGGGAGGGCAGGCCAGCCAGCGGTGGCTGGCGGAAGCGGAAAGGTATGCATGGTTAGCCATGGCCGATCTCCCTCGCTTCCTCCATCATCACCGCCCAGGTATCGGGGTCGTCCACTTCGGAAAGTTTCTCAACACCGTACTTCGCCAGCATCGCCTTGACTTCGGCCCGGAAACCGGACCGCGCTTTTTCCGCCAGGTAACCCCTGAGTTCCTCAAAGGTTACAGGCTTTGGCGCCTCTTCCGGTACCGGTGCAGGTTCGGATGCCGGTTCCTTGGCAGGCGCTTCCTGCGCCTTTGCCTTGGAGTCTGTGCCTTCCAGCACTGCGGCCAGATCCGCGAAATCCTTTGACAGCTTCTTCAGCCCCTCGACCAGGGCCGTTTTGTCTTTCTTTGTCATGAGGTTTTTCCTCCTTTCTTTTGGTTTCATACTCCTATGCCCACAAGTGACAGATTTTTTTAGTCGTTTTTAAAAAAAATATTGGCAAACAAAAACAGCCGCTCCCGGAAATCTTCCAGGGCGGCTTGCCTATTTTAAATAAGGAAAAGAATATTTTTTTCTAATTTCACTAAAAAAAATGGCCGGATGTGGGCATAGGAAATCAGAACGATGAAAGGAGCTGGTTTCCTATGGGCACCAAAATCAGGGATTCACCCGTCGTTTACATCTGCTCACCGTATTCCGGTGACATCCGGCGCAACACAGAGATGGCGAGGCGGTACAGCCGCCTTGCCGTGGACCGGGGCAGGGTACCCATAACGCCGCATCTGTGGCTGCCTGGTTTTATATCGGAAGAAAGCGAGCGGGAACTGGCGCTGGGCATCGGTCTGCGCCTCCTGGACCTCTGCGATGAGGTCTGGGCCTGCGGAGACACAATCAGTGAAGGCATGCGGAGGGAAATCGCCCATGCCGTCAATACCGGGATTCCGGTCAAGTATGTGAAGGAGGAAGATCTAAATGTATGCGATTGAAGAGAGCCTTAAAAAGATTAATGGTGTGGAGGTAGCTACGTTCCAGCGTGACGTGGTGGAGGGCAATGCCATTCTGATGGCAGAGGCCGGTACCACCGGGTTCAAGGGAAGCGGCTGCCGGAAAGCGGGCGGCAGGACAATCCTGCAGATCGGCTGCGTGGACGGGGACTTTTGCTTCCGTCCCATTATTAATGATGAAAAGAAAACCATCGGTGTCATCATCGCCGGCAGCGGGGACGACGCGTTGAACGCCATCGTGAAGACCCTGGGTTTCTGCCTGGCAGCACTGGTCGACCAGTGTACCGAAGTCGATGACTGACGAGGAGGAAACGGTATGCGAAATCTGAAGCTGTCTGTCGCCAACACCCGGCTGGCGAAGTCATGGACGAACCGGGAGATATCGTGGGAGGCGTTGACACAGCGCCTCTCCACTACACAGAAGACCGTCGAAAGCCTGGAAGAGTTCCTGGCCATGAAGAAAGGCGAGCAGGATGATATCAAGGATGTGGGCGGTTATGTCATGGGGCATCTCAAGCAGGGGTTGCGGCGCATCGGTTTCGTACTGTGCCGCAGTTGCGTCACGTTGGACATGGACTTTGCCACGCCCGGCATCATGTCCCATGTGAAAGAAAAACTTCCTTATAAAGGTTGTGTGTATGGGACGCATAAATATTCGCCCGACAAACCCCGGCTGAGACTGCTGTACCCTTTGTCACGGGATGTCACAGAAGAGGAGTATGAGCCGGTAGCCAGGATGCTTGCAAAGCAGGTGGGGATGGACTATTTCGATGATTCCACATACGAGGCAAACCGGCTGATGTTCTGGCCGTCCACGCCTTCCAATATTGAATACTACTTTGAAGCCTGGGACGGCGGGCTCGTGGACGCGGATGCCATGTTGGCTATGTACGATGACTGGCACGATATTTCCACGTGGCCTACGTCTTCCCGGCAGACCACCGTTATGAAGCAGAACGTGAAACGGCAGGCGGATCCTTTGACCAAACCGGGCGTCGTCGGGGTGTTCTGCCGTACCTTTTCCCCGCGGGATGTCATCGAACGGTTCCTGACAGATGTGTACCGGCCCAGCGCCATGGAAGGGCGGTACGACTACATCCCCGGCGAGGGTTCTGCCGGTGTTGTAATCTATGACGAAAAATTTGCCTTCAGCCACCACGCCACCGACCCGGCCTACGGGAAGCTCCTGAATTCTTTTGACCTGGTGCGGGCACACCGGTTCCGGGATGAGGACACGAATGCTTCCTTTAAGGCGATGTCGGATTTTGCCATGTCGCTGGACGAGGTGAAGATGGCCATCGCAAAGGAACGGGCGGAAGAAGCCAGCATGGACTTTTCGGAGGATGACAACTGGCAGGCCCGGCTTCGCTATGGCAGGAACAAAGAGCTGGAGAACAGCGTCTGGAACCTGCTGCTCATCCTGCGCAACGACCCCGCCTACGCCAACTTCGGTTTTAACGAGATGGCGCGGATGGTGGAGGTTACCGGCCCCGTTCCCTGGGAACGCCCGGAAGGAGCCCGTTTCTGGCTGGATTCCGATACCGACGGTCTGAAATCCGAATTGGATGTCCGTTATCTTTCCTTTTCCACCCGGAACCACGATGTGGCATTTTCCCGTGTGGCGATGGAACGCCGGTTCAACCCGCTCCGGCGCTATCTGGACAACCTGCCTGCATGGGATTGCGTCGTCCGGGTTCCCACGATGCTGATCCGGTACATGAAGGCTGACGATACCGAGTATGTACGCACGGTCACCCGGAAGACCTTCGCCGCCGCTGTGGCGCGGGTGTACGAGCCGGGTGTGAAGTATGACTGTATGCTGGTGCTGGACGGCGATCAGGGCATCGGTAAAAGCACCCTGTTCAAAGAGCTGGTGGGGGATGAGTATTTTTCGGATTCACTTCAGTTAAGTGATATGGACAGTAAGGCAGCCGCAGAAAAAATCCAGGGATTCTGGATCTGTGAGATTGCGGAACTGGCCGGTATGAAGAAGGCCGACATCGAAAAAGTGAAATCGTTCCTGTCATCTTCCGATGACAAGTTCCGACCCAGTTACGGCAGGGCAGTGGAAAGCCATCCCCGGCAGGGCATCATGGTGGCGACCGTCAACGGCGACCGGGGATACCTGCGCGACATCACCGGGAACCGACGGTTCTGGATTGTGAAACTACACCAGACCAGGCAGGCAAAAGGATTCCATATTTCGCGGGAGGAACGTGACCAGATATGGGCGGAGGCCAAGCATTATTGGCAGCAAGGGGAAAAACTGTACTTGGAAGGAGACCTGGTAGGCGAGGCGATCGAAATCCAGAAAGGCGCCATGGAAGAAGACGAGCGCCGGGGCATGGTGGAAGTTTATCTTGAAAAACTGTTGCCCGCCAACTGGAACGATATGGACCTGTATGCCCGGAGGAACTTCCTGCTGGGGGATGCTGACCCCACAGTCAGCAAAGGTACCGTCCGCCGGGAAACCGTCTCCAACGTGGAGATCTGGTGCGAGTGTTTTGGCAAGTCCCTGTCAGACCTGCGGCCCTCCGATTCCTTTGCCATCATGGCCTTGATGGAAAAGGTGGACGGCTGGGTTCGCAGCAAGACCAGGAAACGCATGCCCATCTACGGACAGCAGAGGATCTACGTCCGTAAGTGAGATGGGCGTCACGTCACGGAACTTCTATCCCTGTCATCTGTCCTGGGGTTATCACACCATGCCGTCATCGACCCAAAGCCTCACATTGCCTAAGCCGATGGCGGTACAGGGACAGTTGTGACAAAAAAATTCTAAATTTATTAATTTTTAAATAAATAGTACATGTAGCGCATGCAAGTGCGTGTATGTGCATACGCGTGCGCGCGAGGCTCATGTACTCACGTCCCGGAGGAATTATGAAAGAAAAACAGATAGAGCAAAGACTGGTACGAATGGTGGCGGCAAACGGTGGGGTGGCACTGAAATTTGTATCTCCCGGATGCGATGGGGTGCCTGACCGCATGGTGCTGTTCCCTGGCGGGAAGGCCGGGTTCGTGGAACTGAAGGCGCCGGGGAAAAAGCCGAGGCCATTACAGTTGAGGCGCATCCACCAGCTGCGGAAACTGGGTTTCCCGGTGTTCGTGGTAGATGGCGTGGAACAGATACCGGACGTGCTGCGGGAGATTGGAGGGACAAATGAAGTATAAACCACATAATTACCAAAAATACGCCATGGAGTTTATCCTGGCGCATCCAATAGCGGCGGTCCTGCTTTCCATGGGGCTTGGCAAGACCGTGATAACGCTGACCGCCATAAAGGAACTGCTGTATGAGAGGTTCGAGGTGAACAAGGTGCTGGTCATAGCGCCGTTGCGGGTCGGCAGGGACACCTGGCCTGCGGAAATCGGAAAGTGGGATCACCTGAAAGACCTGTCGTGTTCCGTGGCCATCGGCACCAGGGAAGAACGGCTGGCGGCCCTGCGGACGAAAGCCGACATCTACATCATCAACCGGGAAAACGTCCAATGGCTGGTAGAAGAAAGCGGCCGGTCCTTTGACTATGACATGGTGGTGATTGACGAGCTGTCCTCCTTCAAAAATTACACGGCGAAGCGGTTCAAGAGCCTGATGTCTGTACGGAGCAAGGTGAAGAGGATCGTGGGGTTGACAGGCACTCCTTCCAGTAACGGACTTATGGATCTGTTTGCCGAGTTCAAAGTATTGGATTACGGGAAACGGCTGGGGCGTTATATCAGCCGCTACCGCGAGAAGTACTTCGTGCCGGACAAGCGGAACGCCCAGGTGGTGTTCACCTATAAGCTGCGGCCGGGTGCAGAGGAACAGATCTACGAAGCCATTTCGGACATTACCATTTCCATGACGGCAGAGGACTACCTGGACATGCCGCCCTGCATCCACAACGTGGTGGCGGTACCGCTGTCTGAACGGGAGCGGGAAGTGTATGACGGGTTCCGGAAAGAGATGGTCGTTTCCCTGGGAGGGCAGGAGATTGACGCCAAGAACGCGGCGGCACTGACCAACAAGCTCCTGCAGATGGCGAACGGCGCTGTCTACGATGAGGAGCATACCGTACACCGCATCCATGACCGGAAACTGGACGCGCTGGAGGATTTGATAGAAGCAGCGAACGGCAAACCGGTACTGGTGGGGTACTGGTTCCAACACGACCTGGCCCGGATACGGGAACGGTTCCAAGTGCGGGAGCTGAAGACCTCACAGGATTTTACTGACTGGAACGCTGGGAAGATTCCCGTGGGGGTCATCCATCCCGCGTCGGCGGGCCATGGGCTGAACCTGCAATATGGTGGCTGCACCCTGATCTGGTTCGGCCTGACCTGGTCGTTGGAGCTGTACCAGCAGACCAACGCGCGGCTCTGGCGGCAGGGACAGAAGGAGTCAGTGGTCATCCACCACATCCTGACGCAAGGCACCATGGACGAAATGGTGATGGCGGCGCTTCACCGGAAGGACCAGACGCAGACCGCGTTGATAGATGCCGTGAAAGCGGTACTGGAGGTGTGACATGGGTCCATATCAGAGATTGGCAAACGCGATTGTTATCCAGGCGGCTAAAGATTACAGGGCTGCGTTACGCAAATTGCGGTCATACAAAGACATCGAACACGAACTGGTCCTTTATGAAAAATTAGTGGCTGAAGGCAAAGTGGTGGAAGACACTGCTATGGAGCGAAAGCTGACCGTCTTGAAAAAGGCAAGGGCAGACAAAAAGGGAATCGAAGACTTCTTCCATTCGCACCTGTATTCTGTCCTTACGGATGTGGATGGTGATTATATTCTGGATGGAATTCGTGAGGAGGAAGAAAATGAACGTCATTGAAAAACTTTCACAGGCGTACTATGTGGATCTGCGTGTGAACAGCCGGCTCCAAAGGCTGGAGGCCTTAAAGGCCCTGGCCACAAAGGCGACGACGACATTCAGCGCGGAACCCGTTACGGGTACGCGGGATCCGCATAAAATGGATAAGGTCATCGCAAAGATTGTAGATTTGGAACGGGAAGTGAACGAGGATATTGACCGTTTGGTCGAGTTAAAGCTGGAACTGCGTATCCTGATTGCGGAAGTCCCGTTCCGTAACTGCCAACTGGTGCTGGAATTGCGTTACCTGAATTTCATGAAGTGGCATCAGGTAGCTGATTCGATGGGGTGTTCCGTCAGGACGGTGCATAACATCCATAAGAAGGCAATCAAGTTTCTGGAAGAAAATGGCGCAGAGCCTTGATTTTATTCTTGCAAAAGCAAATAAACATTGGTAAGATATATGTGAACTCAGTAGTCATGCACTCTCACAAATATTTTGAAAGGGGTTATGATTATGAACAAGAAAGAACTCATCGTTGCTGCCGCCGCTGCTGCAGAAATGACCCAGAAAGACGTTGAAGCCGCATTGAAGGGCCTGATTGAAGCTACCATCGCTACGGTTGCCGCAAAAGGCAAAGTACAGCTGATCGGCTTTGGCACCTTTGAAGCCCGTGAACGCGCAGCTCGTACCGGCAAGAACCCGCAGACCGGCAAACCTATCAAAATTGCCGCTGCTACTGTTCCTGCTTTTAAACCCGGCAAAGCTTTTAAAGAAGCAGTCAATGTAAAACCCAAAAAGAAAGCCGCTAAAAAAGCGAAAAAATAACACATGACGAGATGCCCATCTTGGAGACAAGGTGGGCATTTTTCCATTATCATGGGATGATATAGCATATTTAAGATGCCATGTTGCTGGTAAGGTTAAAAAACTCAGTAGAGCAGCCCGATTTGGTACTAAGGTGAAAAATACCAGTTAAGGTGGCAAAATCGGTACTAAGGTGAAAAATACCAGTTAAGATGGCAAAATCGGTGGTAAGGTGAAAAATACCAGTTAAGATGGCAAAATCGGTGGTAAGGTCGGATTTTTTGGTTAAGCTATAAAAAATTTCTAAATTTGCACACTTTTGCACATAGGTTGCACACTTTTGCACATTGACTGCACTATTGTTTTGTGATATTGTTAGGGTGGAAAGTAATAAAAATATGGTTCAACCCTCGGTGGCATCAGCCTTCCGGGGGTTTTTCTATGCCCGGAAAAGATACCGATGTTGTCGGTAAGCTGGGCACAAGCTGCCACGACATCGGACAAGCTACTGTCTTGTAAATAAGATGGGCAGATTGTGGCACAACATCGGGCAACATGCCGTGTTGTCAATGACAATTCTGAACTTTTGTCACGAAAATTGGCAACATGCCACGTTGAAAACAACATGCCGGTGCTGGTCGTAGAGCTGGAAAATACCGGTTAAGGTGTAAAAAACGGCAGTAAGCTGGCAATTCCCGGTCAAGATGGAAAAATTGCTACTAAGGTGTAAAAACTGAGGTAAGCTGGGAATTTCGGACTAAGATGGAATATTTGGCAGTAAGATGCAAATTCCCGGCTAAGTTGGGAAATAGCCTGTTAAGGTCAGGATTTCGGACTAAGGTTGGCTTTTTTAGTTAAGTGCGGAATTTTGGCGGTAAGCTGGGGATTTCGCCCTAAGCTGCGATGTTGTTGATAAGCTGGGCCGTTTTGGCACAACACCGGACAAGATGCCATCTTGTAAATAAGACGGCAGATTGTGGCACAACACCGGACAAGACGCAGTCTTGTAAATAAGACGGGCAGATTGTGGCACAACATTGGACAAGCTGCTGTCTTGTAAATAAGATGGGCAGATTGTGGTAAAACGTCGGGCAACATTCCACGTTGTAAACAAGACTATCGGAGGTGAAAGGGATGCCGAGAAAACCGAAGCACCCGTGCCGGTATTCCGGTTGCCCCAGGCTGACGGAGGACCGGTACTGCGAAGAGCATAAGCGACTGGCGAACCAGCAGTACGATCGGTACAGTCGTGATAAGAATGCGAGGAAGATTTACGGAAGCAACGAATGGAAAAAGATCCGTGCCCGGTACCTTGCGGCGCATCCGCTGTGTGAACAGTGCCGGAAGGAAGGTCGACTGACCAAGGCGACCGAAGTCCATCACATCCTGCCGTTGCGGCGTGGCGGGACGCATGCGGATGAGAACTTGATGGCTCTTTGCAAGCCGTGCCACTCCCGGATCAGCATTGAGGATGGCGACAGGTTTGCACCACAATCGTTAAGGCACGGCTGAAGGTGGGGCCTTACCTGGGTATGGGTCGAAGGTCAAAACGACCCCCAGGGGGCGTTTAAATCTCTGTAGGGCCTGCTCGCTGCACCGGGCGGGGGGTCGCGTAAACAAAAACGCGGATTCAAACAGGGTAATAGGACCCGGGACAGGAGTTGATGAAATTTGGCGAAGGACGGAACGAACCGAGGCGGAGCCCGGCCGGGTGCCGGAGCAAAGAAAAAGCCACTGGCAGATAAGCTCATGGAAGGCAATCCGGGCAAGCGGAACATCACGGTGGTTCAATTTGATAACGCAGCCGACCTGGAAGGCCGGGACATGCCGAAACCTAACGAGATGCTTTCGGCAATACAGAAAGACGGAAAACCGCTGCAGGCGGATGCAATATATACAGAAGCGTGGGAGTGGCTCCATGAGCGGGGCTGCTCCCATTTAATATCACCCCAACTTTTAGAAATGTATGCAATGAGTGTGGCCAGATGGCGGCAATGCGAGGCTATTGTTACAGAATACGGCCATCTCTCGAAGCACCCCACTACGGGCAAGGCGCAGAAATCGCCATTTGTGGCTATGGGGGAGGACTACAAATCACAAGCTAACAGGATTTGGATGGAAATTTATCAGATTGTGAAAGAAAACTGCTCCAGCGAGTACAGTGGGCAATCTCCGCAGGATGACCTGATGGAAAAACTGCTCACGGCCAGGAAGGGGCGGATAGGATGAACCTGTATGAATTTATGCACCAGCTGAAGCTGTGCAAAAAATATCTGACGCCACAACAGTACAGGACTTTGAAAGGTCAGGCCGTCAAAGGCAATGTGGCTGATGCGGAAAAGGGACTGCAGCGATTGCTGCGCAGGAGGGAATATGGAGATTGTAAAAAAACTGTTGTCTGAGCTTATCCCGGCGGACTATAACCCGAGGAAGGACTTGCAGCCGGGTGACCCGGAGTATGAAAAGTTGAAACGCAGTATCCAGGAATTCGGTTACGTGGAACCGGTGATATGGAATAAAGTGACAGGGCATATCATCGGAGGTCACCAGCGCTGGAAAGTGCTGCGCGACCTTGGCATTGATGAATTGGACTGCGTGGTAGTCGATTTCGATGAAACTAAAGAACGTGCGTTGAATATTGCATTGAATAAGATTTCCGGTGATTGGGATCGGGGCAAACTGCAGGCTGTGATTTACGATTTGCAGGCAGCGGACTTCGATGTGAGCCTCACCGGCTTTGAAGCGGCAGAACTGGATGACCTGTTCCGTGATGATATAAAGGACGGCATAAAAGATGACGACTTCGATGTTTCTTCCGAACTGAAGAGACCCGTCATGACGAAAAAAGGCGACCTGTGGAAATTAGGCAGGCACAGACTGTACTGTGGGGACAGTACCGATGAGAAATCTTACGATATCTTGATGGGAGGAACCCGGGCGAATCTGGTGGTGACCGATCCTCCGTACAACGTCAATTACGAAGGCAGCGCCGGGAAAATCAAAAATGACAACATGGCCAACGATGACTTTTATCAGTTCCTGTTGGCGGCTTTTACCAACATGGAACAGGTGATGACGGACAACGCCAGCATCTATGTGTTCCATGCAGATACAGAAGGCTTGAATTTTCGCCGAGCGTTTAGCGATGCGGGATTTTATTTGTCCGGAACATGCATCTGGAAGAAGCAAAGCCTTGTTTTGGGGCGTTCCCCATATCAGTGGCAGCATGAACCCATACTGTTCGGGTGGAAGAAAATCGGCAAACATGAATGGTACACGGGACGGAAGGAATCTACAATCTGGGAATTTGACAAGCCGAAGAAGAACGCAGATCATCCGACCATGAAGCCGGTGCCGCTTTTGGCGTATCCGATTATGAATTCGAGCATGTCAAACTGTGTAGTTCTGGATCCGTTCGGTGGCAGCGGCTCGACTCTCATCGCATGCCAGCAGACGGATCGAATCTGCTATACCATCGAGTTGGATGAGAAGTTTTGCGATGTAATAGTGAAACGGTTCATCGAACAGGTGGGTAGTTCCGAAAATGTAGAAGTCGTCCGGGATGGCGTGACCTACCGGTATGATGAAGTGGAGGTTAAGGATGGGAACACTGACGCTGGGGAGTCTGTTTGACGGGAGTGGTGGCTTTCCGCTGGGTGGAATCCTGGCGGGAATCAAGCCCGTGTGGCAAAGTGAAATTGAACCTTTCCCGATACGGGTTACAACCAAACGTCTGCCCTTCGTGAAGCATTACGGAGATGTAAATACATTGGATGGCGGTGAACTGGAACCGGTGGACATCATTACCTTCGGCAGCCCTTGCACCGACCTTTCTATCGCCGGAAAACGGGCAGGACTGGAAGGAAGCCAATCCGGCCTGTTCCACCAGGCTGTTCGTATCATTAAGGAAATGAGGGAGAAGACCAATGGAATATATCCAAGGTTCATTGTTTGGGAAAATGTACCCGGAGCCTTTTCCAGCCACGGAGGGGACGACTTCCAGAAAGTCCTCGAGGAAATCTGCGGCATCTGCGACGATTCGGTTTCAGTACCTGGATCTGCGAAATGGGAACCGGCAGGGTGCATCCTGGGTGACGGGTTCTCCGTTGCCTGGCGCGTCCTCGACGCAGACGCTTGGGGCGTTCCCCAGCGTAGAAAACGCATCTATCTTGTCGGACATCTTACTGGCCACTGTGCCGGCAAAATATTATTTGAGTCGGAAGGCGTGTCTGGGTATTCTGCAGAGGGCTTCCGCTCGTGGCAAAGAACTGCCTGCCGTGTTGAAGGCGGCGCTGGAGAGGCAGGCGGAACTATCTGCCTGAACGACCAGGGCGGTGTGGTCATGAGCGTGACGGAGGACGTCACCTGCACACCCCGGGCGGAAGCGCATCACCCGCCGGTTGTGATGTCGGCGGGATTCTGTACGGAACATTCTGCGAAAGCCGGGAACATCGGCTATGAGGCTGAAACGGCACCGACGCTCCGCGCCGGGGTGGTTCCTGCCACTGTGTACGAGAACCACAGCCAGGATACCCGGTATACCGGCCCCGTGGAAACAGCACCCACCGTGCTGTCCACTTACGGAACTGGAGGAAACAACCAGCCTTTTGTAGTGGAACGGGACGCTTTCGGTATCTGTTCCAAAGACAGCAATTCCATGAAATCGGATAACCCAAAATCCGGGTTTTATGACGCAGAGACTTCCCGAACGCTGGACGCCAACGGCGGCAATCCGACCTGCAACCAGGGAGGCATTGCTGTGGTGGAAACCGTGAAGACCTTTGATGTGCGGCAGTCCTCGGATGGGACGCAGAACATGCGGAACCACGCCTACGAAAGCGACACCTGCCGGACGGTTGACCGGGGTGGGAACATGCCGGGGAGCAACCAGGGCGGTATCGCGGTAGTTTCTATCCAAGGGTCCATGATTGGGCGGAAGGATGAGAACGGCCCACAGGGAAGCGGTATCGGCGATGATGTGTCTTTCACACTGAACACGGTAGACCGCCATGCAGTGGCCTGCCCGGATGTGACATACTGTGCCAGCAAAAATTCATATTTTACCCATGCAGCAGAAGAGAAGGCTGGTTCACTGGTGGCCACGGATTACAAGGATCCTCCGCTGGTAAACGTGAACTATGCGGTACGCAGGCTGACCCCGACGGAATGCGCAAGGCTCCAGGGATTTCCGGACTGGTGGTGTTCCAACCTGGAAACGCCGGAGCCGACCGATGAGGAAATCCGGTTCTGGATGGATGTGTTCGAGACACACCGCCGGGTGATGGGAACTGCCAAAAAGGCACGTACCCGGAACCAGGTTATCAAATGGCTGAAGAACCCGCATACCGATTCTGCTGAATATAAGATGTGGGGCAACGGAGTGGCGCTGCCATGTGTGTTCTTTGTGTTGGCGGGTATCGCGTACTGCGCAAAATAATACCAATATATTATATGATAAGGGTATATTTTTTGTTGCTGTACATATAATCCGTGCACATAGCCACATTAAATATGCTATGGTTTCTACTATCCCCTTTCATCATTTTTGTGTTATAATAACCATAAAAGATGAAAGGAGTGTTCTTATGAAAAAGATTTTTCTGTTTATGTTATTTGCTTTAGTATTATGTAGTCAGTGCTTAATTCCAAATTCTACGCTGGCTGCTACACGGTGTGATGTTAAGTTTTCTTCCGAGCCTGCATCCGTTGCGATGTATGGTTTAACTATTAAACCTGTGTCACCTTACAAGGGTGAAAACCTTTATCGTGGTTATCCAACAGCCCAGCTTGTAGGGGCGAATGTAGCTGGTTTGACGTTGCTTATTACGAATAACACAAATGAGATGGCTGTTATTGAATGGGGTAAAAGCAGCATTGATTTTGATGGAAAACCTTGTGGTGTTCCGTTTATGATGGATATGAAATATAAGGATGCAGGCAAACCGGAAGCAACGCCGTCGATACCGTTAAGACCAGGTGCGTCACAAGAGTTTACCGCATTTTATCCTAATGTTGAATTTATCCGTTCTTGGAATCTTGGCGGTTATCTTCCTAAAGCTGACGGAAGTATTATCGGCATGAATATTGCCGTTCGTGTAGGACAAGGCAACACGGTATACATTCCTGTTGATTCACCTAAAGTAGTTTTACAGCTTCAGTAATTTATTTTATTTATTTTATAATCCGGCTTTAAATCACCAACCCCATCAGCATGAGTTATACGATATAGCGAAAATGAATTATCGCAAAACCGAATTAAATATCTTGACTCTATAAAACCGCGATTCTATTAAGAACCGCGGTTTTTAATTCCAAAACTGTTTAAAATACATCTAAAATACAAAAAAACTTGACTTTATGTGCCTTCAGAGTGATATATACACTAACCAAAGAATACGCACAAGGAGGCAAGCAAAATGAACGGATACACAGAGAACAAGGCAGCGCGGTACCGCCTGCCGAAAACCACCACGATGGAAGACTTAGCAATGGAAGTCAACGCTACGGTTGGCGCAGTGCTGAAGATGGGGGACAAGGTTCTGGTCACCGACCGGGGTTGGAAGGGGTTCATTGCCGGGGTTTACGAGTTTGTTGAAACGCCGGAAGAAACCGGGCTGGACGAAATCGAATGCCGACTGAACCTGGTCGCCATGAGCCAGGAGGTTTTTGAGGACGGCGGACATGCGATTGCATGGGCGATGAACGCATAAGCAAAACAGAAAACACAGGGGAGCCGAAAGGCTCCTTTTTTAGTGCAAAGTATTTTTTTAGAAATCCCAAAACATGACTTGACTTTTCCATAATTCTGAGATAAAAACCATTCCTGCTACTTATCTCAATTAATGTTAAAAATATATCTAAAATACGAAAATAAAGCTTGACTTTATGTGCGTTTAGAGTGATATATACACTAACCAAAGAACAAGGAGGTTCACAGAGATGAACGCAAAGACAAACGCACAGGGCAAGGACAGAAAGAACTTAGTAAAGGCCATCGCCGAGATTACCGGGCAGGAAGCAAAGTACAACGGAGCTCCGGGATTCACCTACACAGTAGGGAACTACACGGTGGAACGGGACGGCAGCATCACCACGGAAGACGAGGCGGGGATGAAGACCCTGGCCGCCGCCCTCCGGGAACAGGGATTCGAAATCGAGATGCCGGAAATAACGGAAGAACCCAAAACTGAAGAAACCGAAACCCCGGCGGAGGAAGAGATGACCACGGATTCCTGGACGCTGACGATGCCGAGGGAAGACTTCACGGAAACGCAGGTCGACAACCTTGAAAAGATTATCGCCAGCAAGGCAGGCCTGATCAGGAAGGCGCTGGACTGCGAAGACCCGATTGTAATCCTCACGGAAGACAGGGTGGTGTTCCCCTGGTTCAAGCGGATGCTCGGGAGCGGGGAGAGCTTGGCGGTCATGCACTTCATCACGGCGCTCTGCCGGATGGCAAAAAACGCAAAACGGATAACGGCAAAAGAGAAGGAAGTACCGAATGAGAAATACGCATTCCGGTGCTTCCTTCTTCGTTTGGGATTCATCGGAGCGGAATACAAGGAGACCCGCAAACGGCTTTTAGAGAGGTTGGAAGGTTCCTCCGCATTCCGCACGCCGGAAGAAGAAAAGGCCGAAACGGCAGAACAGGAGGCTTAAGATGATGTTCCCGAGCAGAGAGACAGTAAAGCAGATCAGAAACGAATTTCCGAAAGGAACGCGGGTCGAGCTGGTCAGCATGGATGACCGGCAGGCCCCGCCTCCGGGCACCAAAGGCACGGTCATCGGGGTTGACGATACGGGCAGCCTGCTGATGCGGTGGGACAACGGTTCCGGCCTCAACGTGGTGTACGGCGAGGATGTGGTGCACAAGCTGAAGACGGTCAAGACCATCTGCTACGGCGAGGAGAAGATCTGGGACAGCCGGAAAGCCGCGATGGATTTTTTCTTCGATGCGATGATGGGGAGCGACGGCAGCGAGAAACAACGGTACACCAACGTGTACATGAAACTTCTGATGGGCTGGGAGGTGTGCAGCGATGACAGATAAGGTACGGGAGCAGATACTGAAGGTCCGGGAGACGGGTAAGACCAACATGTTCGATACCTATATGGTACAGCGCATCGGGCTGAAGATGGGGTTCTACGAGATGGTGATCTTCATCGAAGAGAACAAGAGCGAATACGTGAACTTCATCCTGCATGGAGATGAGAAGACCAGGCGGGAAGCCGCGAAGACCCGGCTTGAAAAGGACTACGCCACCGTGATGGAAGGCGAAGATGATGTGGAAAGCATCATCCTCCGCCGGAAGGCGGAAATCACCAGCCTGCAGCGGGAAGGGCGTCAATGCCGGAACGGGTTCCGGATGAAATGCATTCAACAGGAACTGGAACGGTTGGAACACGAACTGGAGATTCTGGTCGACCTGCTGTAAAAGAATAAAAAAGAAGGCTTCCATAACGGGAGCCTTTTTTGGTTGGGAGGTGAGGGCATTGCGGAAACTGAGGGGATACAAACCGACAAAGTTTATGGCGAAGGGGTCGAAGTACAGCAAGGCCCACGCGGATTATGCGGTACAGTTCATACAGTGCCTTAAACACACAAAAGGCACATGGGCCGGAAAGCCGTTTGAACTCATCGACTGGCAGGAACGCATCATCCGCGATATCTTTGGTATTCTGAAACAGGACGGCTACCGCCAGTTCACGACTGCCTATATTGAGATACCCAAGAAACAGGGCAAGAGCGAACTGGCCGCAGCGGTCGCACTGCTATTGTGCTGTGGTGACGGGGAAGAACGGGCAGAGGTATATGGCTGCGCGGCTGACCGCCAGCAGGCCTCCATCGTGTTTGAGGTGGCTGCAGATATGGTTCGGATGTGCCCGTCGCTGAACAAACGGGTAAAGATACTGGCATCACAGAAACGGCTGATCTATCTGCCCACCAACAGTTTTTACCAGGTTCTGTCGGCAGATGCTTATTCTAAGCATGGGTTCAACGTCAGCGGGGTCATATTCGATGAGCTGCATACCCAGCCGAACCGGAAGCTGTTTGACGTTATGACGAAGGGCTCCGGCGACGCCCGGATGCAGCCGTTGTATTTTCTGATTACCACGGCTGGTACTGATACGCACAGCATCTGTTACGAGACACACCAAAAGGCGAAAGATATCCTGGAAGGCCGGAAGATTGACACGACCTTCTATCCCGTCATCTATGGTGCGGATGAAAGCGAGGACTGGTCAGACCCGAAGGTGTGGAAGAAAGCGAACCCGTCCCTGGGTATCACGGTCCCTATTGAAAAGGTTAGGGATGCGTTCAACTCTGCCCGACAGAACCCCGGCGAAGAGAATGCTTTCCGGCAGCTCCGGCTGAACCAATGGGTGAAGCAGAGCATACGTTGGATGCCTATGGACAAGTGGGATGCCTGTGCGTTTCCGGTGGATGCGGATGAGCTGGAGGGGCGTATCTGTTACGGCGGGCTGGACCTTTCCAGCACCACGGACATCACGGCCTTCGTGCTGGTGTTCCCTCCGTTGGACGAAGATGATAAATTCCAGGTTCTTTCCTTCTTCTGGATACCGGAAGAAAATCTGGAACTCCGGGTACGGCGTGACCATGTTCCCTATGATGTATGGGAACGGCAGGGCTTCCTGCAGACCACGGAAGGCAATGTAGTGCATTATGGCTATATCGAAAAATTCATAGAAAGCCTGGGTGAGAGGTATCACATCCGGGAAATCGCATTTGACCGATGGGGCGCTGTGCAGATGGTACAGAATCTTGAGGGAATGGGGTTCACTGTGGTTCCTTTCGGGCAGGGCTTTAAAGATATGAGCCCGCCAACCAAGGAACTGATGAAGCTGACGCTGGAACAGCGGATCGCCCATGGCGGGCAGCCTGTCCTGCGCTGGATGGTGGACAACATCTTCATCAAGCAGGACCCGGCCGGGAACATCAAACCGGACAAGGAAAAATCCACGGAGAAGATTGACGGCGTGGTGGCCACGGTCATGGCGTTGGATCGTGCAATCCGCTGTGGGAACGATAGTGGTGAGAGCGTGTACGACGGTAGGGGGATTCTGCTGTTGTAAAAAGGACTGAGGCTATTAACCCCAGTCCCTTAATATCAGTTGTTATATATGGAAAGTGTTATTTTACCTTTTTTTAAGTCATTTAAAAAAAGGTATTCACCTTTGGCAATATTGAGAATTGCCTTTCCATTTGCGTTGGGATATTTAGCTTTAAAATCTTCGAAAGAGTTACTACAATTTAAGCCGGACCGGTCTAAATGAAGAGGGCTGTTATTGAGAATAACAATATTACAAACTTTTCCTTGATCATATTGTATCAGTAAACCTTGTTTCTTGAAATACCACGATTTCCGATATGCATCATCAAATTGCTTTACAGTTTCTTCTTCAGACAAAAGTGCGGAAGGATTCCCGATAGTATTTTTAACTTCTGATTCATTCATTCCTAAATGAACACCGCCAACGGATTCATAATAATTCACACCATTATGTTCTGGGCTATTTTTATCGTTTGATTTAGCATCTGAAATTCCGGCTACTGCAGTTGAAGTAGGAATTTCTATGTCATTAATTTTAACAGTGTAAGTTTTTTCAGTAATTGAAGTTATTTTGCCTTTAACCAAGATCAAGTCGCCGTTTTTATACTTAGAGAGTTTGTCTTTTTGTGCATCATTTGTTGTTAAACAAGCAATATTTGTCTTATTCCAATTAACTTTAGTTGGGAGTATGTCAAAGCCTTTACCATCGATATTTATATTGACAACTCTGCCCAGAATTGCATAATCTTTTCCGTTATGCTCTTTTTTTGCATTCATTGCATTTTTATAAAGGTCTTGTAACAAAGTGCCGGCATCCACATTAATATAATTTGCCGGTTTGTTATCTGCCTTGTTCTCTCCACCGCATCCAGTGAATAGACATAAGCTAATAATTAGCAGAAAGGCTATAGTATAAGTTAGCTTTTTCATTTTATATGCTCTCCTTATAATCAATTTACGTTGTAATTATATCACGATTTTAAAGAAAGAGGTGCCATATGTTCCAATTCTTTGAAAAGATCTTCCATTCCCGTGACAAACCTAAAGACACGCTATCTGGTACCCTGCAGTACTACTTTGGACGGAGTGCGGCAGGGCAGACGGTGAACCAGCGAACCGCCATGCAGGTCACGGCAGTATATGCATGTGTTCGCATTCTGTCGGAATCCATCGCGGGACTGCCGCTTCATGTGTACCGATACAAAGACAAAGGGAAAGAGATGGTCACCGACCATCCTTTATACCCATTGCTCCATGACGAGCCGAATCCGGAGATGACCAGCTTCATCTTCCGGGAGACCCTCATGGGGCATTTGCTTTTATACGGCAATGCCTATGCCCAGATCATCCGGGACGGCTACGGAAAGGTGAAATGGCTATATCCGCTGATGCCCGACCGGATGGACGTCCAGCGAGACGATGCCGGACAGCTTGTCTACACCTACACCCGCTATCTGGACGAATTCGGTGGGAAACAGCGGTTTGAGGAAGTGAAGCTCCGGCCCGACCAGGTGCTGCATATTCCCGGTCTGGGGTATGACGGACTCATCGGCTACTCTCCAATCGCCATGGCGAAGAACGCCATCGGCATGACCATGGCGGCAGAGGAGTTCGGTTCTTCCTTCTTCGCCAACGGGGCAACGCCCAGCGGGTTATTGGAGCATCCCGGTGTGGTGAAAGACCCGGTAAAATTACGGCAGAGCTGGCATGCACAATTTAGCGGAAAGAACAGCCACAACGTGGCGGTGCTGGAAGAGGGCATGACATACAAACCTATGTCGGTGCCGCCCAACGACGCGCAGTTCCTGGAGACACGGAAATTCCAGATCGATGAGATTGCCCGTATCTTCCGGGTGCCTCCACACATGGTAGGCGACCTTGACAAATCCAGCTTCTCCAACATCGAGCAACAGTCCCTGGAATTCGTGAAGTACACGCTGAACCCTTGGGTCATCCGCTGGGAACAGGCGATGCACAAAGCATTGCTCCTGCCCTCGGAAAAGCAACAGTACTTCATCAAGTTCAATGTGGACGGATTGCTCCGTGGCGATTACCAGAGCCGGATGAACGGCTATGCGGTGGGCCGGCAGAACGGCTGGCTGTCCGCCAACGATATCCGGGAGATGGAGAACCTGAACCCGATATCCGAAGAGGAAGGCGGCAACCTGTACCTGATCAACGGGAACATGACCAAGCTGAAAGACGCAGGGCTGTTTGCCAATAAACAGCAGGCGATACAGAACGGAGGTAACAACAATTGAAAAAGAAATTCTGGAACTGGGTGCGGAACGAGGATACCGGCATCCGTACCCTTGTACTGAACGGGCAGATTTCCGATGAGACCTGGTTTGGCGATGAAGTCACACCGGGTCTTTTTCGTGAGGAACTCAATGCCGGGGAAGGGGACGTCACGGTATGGATCAACTCTCCCGGCGGCG